GTTTGTCTCTTCCTCCCGGAGGTCGTCATAGCATTAACGTATCAAGGGGTAGTTAATGCTTACCAACTCATGAGTTGGATTATTCCTAGATTGTTGGGCTAGACATACCCCTTTTAGGGTATGTCTTTCTTTTACCAACTTACTCGCTTTTCTGATTAGCTCCTTTGTCTCCATTTTTCGTTTTTTCCTGACCTTTCTTTAGTGTATCTTCCTTATTTTCGAACTCCGGATCCGGATCCGGATTCGCATCCGGGTCCTGATCCGGATCTTGATCCGGATTGTTTTTCAGGAATTCCTGTCTTTCCATCGCCTTGTCAAACTTCTCTTGAACATTCTTTACTACTTCCTGAGCATCGTGTATATCCATCTTTGATAGTTGCTCCATATCTATATCGTCGAACTGAGCGTTCTCAGTTCCTTCCTGTAGGTAGTTCGACCGTATGTTTAGGCCTAACCCTGCCGCTGATCTTTGGAACAGCTCTTGGATCGTATATGCCTCATCTGGGATGGTCATAGACACGCCATCTATTATGTCGGCGTGTCTTTCTTTCTCATACTTCCATGTACCTATTGTTATCATCGTTCTTGTTTTCATAGTCGTTTTATTATAATGATGGAGTTGCATGGTATGGCATCGGACGAAGAGCCCGCACATTATTCCAAGCTTGCACATATAACTCATCTTCTTCCTGATCTTCCACAGCAAAAATCCTTTTTGTAGGATCTGCCTTAACAAAGTTTTCATTAAACGGTGGTAATGAGGAGAACTGCCGACCCATCTGCCAGTATGAAAGAGTATCTCTGAAATCTCCTGAGACTCTTGATAAAGCACTTTTGTACTCTGCGTAACGGCTTTGATAAGCCCATGTATTTTTTCCTGAACCTGGCGTACCTGTAAAATCAGTATATATCTCCCTGTTTTGTATTGCTTGCTCACCCAGGTGCGCAAACTCTTTGAAATAATAGTCGAACTTGGAGGTTCTACTGAATTGCCTTGGTATGCCATTTTGATATGCTGTTTTAGGTAGCACAGATAATAAACCAATAATTTGGCCATGCTCAGTGAATCTTCGCGAGAATCTGTTTGTATTCCCTACTGAAATACCGTGTCCGGCATAGCCGCCTTGTGGTGAAACCCAGTCTGCACCTTCCGGATCTGCAGTCGGACCTGTACTATTTAACACTTCCGAAATCACTACATTTGCGCGACCGCCTCCTAAGTATTCGGGGCGTTGCAGTCTTGAATCGGGAACTAAGACCCCGAAGTGGGATAGTATTTGCTCGACGTATCGAGCGCCACCTCGAGCGTTTTTTTCTAACCATTGCTGTAACCTGTTTGACTGCCGTAAATCGTTTATTGTTAAGCCTAGATTTTCGATGTTTTCTATACGACCGGTTTGCACACCACCCGGTCCTTCAACTTCTAGATTTCCCAATGGATTATGAGCGATATCTCGCTGAGTGTTTGCCAGATCACCGCCTGAAGTCTTTGCTACTGAAACATCCATATAATTGACATCAGCTGGAATCGTTACTTCCGGACCTCGTTGCGTCCACGGGAGAGCACTTGTAAAATAATCTTTCTCCCATGCTCTTTTTCTTATACTTGTTAGGTCATTTATCTCCTGTGTATCCGTTATCCTTCCTGAACCTTTACTAAACTCTATCTTTTCTCCAACATTTTGGTCTACATAATACTCGTTGAAGATTTCTGCATAAGCCCTGAATTGTAAGGCTAATATATCCTCACTGTCTGTCAACGTTCCAGTTTGTGACATTGGGGTGATGCCGAACCTGTCCGGAAGTCTTTTTTTATTGAAGTATGCACGTGTTGCTGTTTCCATTCTTATGTATGGAATTATTGGCTCTGATGTTCCGTCAGTTCCGCCAGTGATGAAATCCTGCCAGCTATCCCAGATTATCCGGTTGGGCACATAAAAGTAATGCACATATGCGTTTATGCGGTGCATGATTGGGGCCAACATTGGGGCAAACCTGATAAATATCTCAGAGTTCACCTGAAACCTGTCAGAAGGTAATACTTCTTCATTGTAGATGGGCACTATGTCTCCCATCTTCATGGATAATTTATGCTCGAATGACAAGTCGAACTTGTTTAGTTTCGGCTTATTAATCGCAATTGAATCGAATAATTTCATAATCGTTTTTTGTTTAATCTTTGATCTTTATTTTCTAATCTTTCTAGGTCTCTGACCTTTTTTTGGAACATATATAACTCTGGTACATTATGTTCTTTTGCGAGCCTATCAAGCTCTTCATCTTCTTTTTTTATTCCTTCTATGTACTGTTCATAACCTATGTTTTTAAGTTCAAAATCTGTCCATATTTTCTTTTTTATATACCTAGGCATCGGTATAGGCTTTCCATTCCAGTTTCTTACATGATATACTTTATTTTCTCGGTGATACTTCTTTGCAGTTATGGCATATTCCCGTGCTAATCCATATGAATGAAGTGCGAATGGTCGAGCTACCAATTCACTGACCTCTACATGTTTATTAAACATATAGTTCGTCACATAGTTAACGGATGTGTAACTGACTTGACCTACGTGCGTTCTTCCATGCTTCCACTTCCGGACTAAATCCTCAACATCCGGATAGTTAAATATTATCGCATGGTAGTGTGGTCTTTTAGTATGTTCGCCATATTCACCGACACCGTAATATTTTATTGGTGCAACTTTTTTCAATGATCTAAAGTAGTTCACGAAATCTAAACGCCTTAATGACGGTATTCCTGCAACCAATGGTGGCTTCGCGTATGTATACGAAACAAAGTGTGCCGACTTTGCATGTAAAAACTCATAATAGAGTCTCCAACTCCATTCACGCGCCCTTTTCATTTTACAAAAGGCGCAATAATTACAAGGGAAGACGTTTCGCCTTCCCTTTCTCATAATGACGAGGGGTGCAATACAGCCCATTATAAGCGTATTCCACCCCGTGAAACTAATACTCTTGTTGAACGTCTTGAACGTCCTTTACGTCGTCTGCTGCGACTTCTGTAACTACTTTTGCTTCTTCTTCTCATAATTTAAATTTTAATAGTTAATTGAACGGCTTTAATATAGCTCTTTTTTTCGTCTTTTCCGTCTTCGAATAACACGACATACGGTATGTTGAGTTTATCCAGTGTTTTGCACTGTTCCCAAAGGCGGTTTCTAGTTTCCTGTTTTTTTTGTTCTTTTCTCTGTTCTTCCATATAATTGTTCGTTTTGCTTTAATGAGGGAATGTATGAGGGATAAACTTTTTAAGGTGGTTCTTTTGAATCTAGTAGGAGGGCCATACTGGACAGCCCTCCGGGAGCCCTCCGGGCCCGTGATACGACTAGTACCATTTCGGATCTATGTTTGTTCCCTTAAATTGAGACCAGTCGCGGTCGCTTTTTCTCTTAAATTTTCCGCTTATTCCTTTTGCACCGGGCTTTATGAACTTTTTGATTCCAACCGCACCAAGTCCTAGCTTTCCTACGTCTAGACCTAGTTTAGTAAATAGTTTGAAGGTATACCAATCAATATGTTTGTTGTTTAGTTCGATGGCAGTATCCATCTGATTAATCCTGGTCCGCTGAGCGTCCAACTGGTTTAATGTACTCTTGTACATTGGAGTGTCTCCAAGTCTGAACCTGTTTCCCCTGATATCTTTGTACTCTGCGTTTGGTCCATACAAGGCCATTGCTCTGCGTATTCCTTTTGCGTCTGTTGACTCTGCCATATTTTTCCTGCGCCAAGCATAGTATAAGCTTGCCTGATCTGCTTCAGCTCGCTGAATTCTGTTGTTTTCTCTGACGTTGTCGATTTGTGCAGATTTCATCTGAAAATCTTGGTATGCAGATAAAAGATCTAGTTTTTCTAGCGGATGTCGTCGTGTACTGTAGTCCGGTTTTGGTGCTTGATACTTCGGTAGCTGGGTCGCAGCCTGCGTAGTAGCACCTTTGCCGTATACTAAGTTAGGACTTAATCCTGCATCTTTTAATCTCTGCATTTGTTGACTTGGTTGGTTGTACGCATTTGCGCGTTCCCACATTTCCAAGTCTTTACTGTATTGATACTCGCTGAGTTCTTTTTGATGTTTGAATTGATCTTGTATGTTCTTCCTGTCTTGCTTCGCGCTCATTGCTTGGCCAATGACTTGGCCAGCGCCGGGCAATAGAGCTCCGCCTATTGCACCAAGTGTATTAAGTAATCCCATTTTTGTATTTTTATTATGTTTGTATTGTTTGTCTCTTCCTCCCGGAGGTCGTCATAGCATTAACGTATCAAGGGGTAGTTAATGCTTACCAACTCATGAGTTGGATTATTCCTAGATTGTTGGGC